GAAAGTGATGAAGAACTTGACGATTATTATTAGTATATTATTATTAGGAAGTTGTAGTACAACCGTAGAAATTTTACCAGGGTTATGTTATGATAGCAAATCTGGTACCACTTTGTGTGGACCAGTAATAACACCTGATGAATTTCCCCCTCGAGAACCTATCAATGATACATGGAAAGAATGTCTACCATTCTTATCTCACCCAGTTCCCGCCTGGACCAACTGTATTTTAATTGCATAAATATATGTATGGACTGGATATATAATGGCACAACCTTCGTACCACCAGAGGATTTTTCTCCCGAGGTAATGTACGGATTCATCTATCAAATTACTAACACAATAAACGATAGAAAATACATAGGAAAGAAATTCTTTTGGAAGAAGAAAACATTGCCTATTACCAAATCACGTAAAAGAAAGAAAAGATTACTAGTTGAATCTGATTGGCGTACTTATTGTGGCTCTTCTAAACACCTAGTAGAAGATATATCAGAATTCGGCGTAGATCAATTCTATCGAGAAATTCTTTATATTGGTACAATGAAGGGAGAGCTAGCTTATATAGAAGCCAAGCTTCAATTTGAGAACGAGGTATTACTGAAAGATGATTATTACAATGGTATTATTAATATCAGATTAGGATCTAATTCAGTTAATATATTAAAGAAATGACCTTAAGTAAAGAAGTCATCTGGCATTTTACTTGTGAATATTGTAAAGGATTTTGGAGTATAGCAGCGATGGATGAATGGGCTCCTAAAAAACTATATTGCCCTCACTGTGGTAAATTAAATCACTATTAGGGGTTTACATTTGATCAAAAGTATGGTATAATAGACCTTATGAATATATTTATTTTAGATGAAAATCCTGTGATTGCAGCTCAATCCCAATGCGACAAACATGTCGTAAAAATGATCTTAGAATCTGCCCAAATGTTATGTACCGCTCACCGTGTATTAGATGGTGAAGAATATGCAGAAAAAGTGGGTATATCCTATAAGATCGCACACAAAAATCACCCATGTTCTATATGGGTTAGAGAATCTTCTCAAAACTACCTATGGTTATATAAACATATGTTAGCTCTCGGATCCGAATATACCCATAGATATGGTAAAGTTCATATGTCGATTACAAAGCTAGCTAATGCATTATCTAGGTTACCACTTAATATACCCCACATTCCAATGACCGATTTTAAATTAGCAATGGGTAAATTCCCAGAATGCATAAAAGAAGATCCTGTGGAATCATATAGGTTATATTACCAAACTAAAAAAGATAGCTTTAATATGGTTTGGACTAAACGTGAACAACCGGAGTGGTTCTAATATGATATTAGTAGATTATAGCCAAATAGCTTTAGCTAATATAATTATTTCTAAAATGCAGGATGAAGAACTTATTCGGCATATGATTCTTAACTCTATACGAATGTATAATAAAAAGTATAGAGATGAATATGGTGAGATGGTTATATGTGCTGACGGAATGAATACGTGGAGAAAAGATTATTATCCACAATATAAAGCTCATAGAAAGAAAAATAGAACAGCATCAAGTATGGATTGGAATGAAATATTTCGAGTCCTTAATATGGTGCGAGAAGAGATTAAACAAAATCTTCCATATAAAGTAATACATATGGAGGGTTGTGAAGCAGATGATATTATCGGAGCATTGGTATATGAAACCCAAGAGTTTGGTAAGCATCAACCATGTATGATTATTTCATCTGATAAAGATTTTAAACAATTACAAAAATTTAAGAATGTAAAACAATTCTCTCCAGCCCAAAAGGTATTGGTTGAAGAGAAACATCCTCGTCAATATTCTTTCGAGCATATATGTCGAGGTGATGCAGGAGATGGTATTCCAAATGTACTATCCCCTGACAATTGTTTCACAGATGGTCTTAAACAAACTCCACTCAGAAAAACCGTTATAGATTTTTGGGTAGAGAATTTGGACAATATGTCAGAGGAAATTAAAAGAAATTATCAAAGAAATAAGACTCTAATTGATTTATCTGAGATCCCAGAGCATATATATAATAGTATAGTACAAGAATATGATTCGCAAATACCTGCGATGAAAATGAAAGTATTGACTTATTTAATTACAAAAAGATGTAAAAATTTGATTGAAGTCGTGGAGGAATTTTACAATGGCTGAAAGAATGATTTCAGAGATCCTGCAAAAAGCAGTAACCCTGAAGACAAAAAAAGAGAAGATAGAGTATCTTCAATCTCAAAACTCAAAACCTTTGAGAACAATATTGAAAGGGAATTTCGACCCTTCCGTACAATTCATATTACCCGAGGGTGAACCACCTTATAGAAAGGATGATGCACCAAAGGGTTTTGAACCATCTAACTTGCATAAAGTAACAAGACGTTTTAAGTATTTCGACAAAGGAGGCATTGGCGAAAGACTCGATGCTGCCAAGAGAGAAAAAATGTTTATAAATGTTTTAGAATCATTGCATGTAGATGAAGCAGAAGTAGTAATACTAATGAAAGATAAAAAACTGCAAACCAAGTATAAAGGACTCAGTAAAAAATTAATTTCTGATGCTTTCCCTACACTTATTGCAGGAGCTCGTGAAGGGCTCGGCGGGGCTAATCCTACCGGTGAGGGCCAGGATTAGATAAACTCAACCATTAAGGAGGTGATCCGGTAAAGCTACATTATGTTATGACTTTACTTTAACTTTAACCAAAAGGGAAGGAGGCCACCAAACTAAAAACTTTGTATAGGGGTAGTCCGGACTACCTCTTTACTTTATAATAAAATGGATATATTATGCCAACTTATGATTTTAAAAACATAGAGACAGACGAAGTAACGGAATACTTTATGTCCTACACCCAGCTAGAAGAATTCAAAGAAGCTAACCCCAATCTACAACAAATGATCAGTGCACCTAAGTTTATCACTAGGAGAGATGGTGATGTACTTAAAAAAGCTGGTGCAGGATGGAATGAGGTATTACAAAAGATTGGTTCGGCACATCCAAGTAGTGATATAGCTAAAACCAATGTTAGAAGATCAGCAAAAGAAGTAAAAACCGCCGAGATCATTAAAAAACATGTTGATTTACAAGTTAAAGATAAATAAAGGTTTACATTTGATTAAAAGTATGGTATAATATAGGTATGTTTAAACAAGAATTAGTAGAAGCGGATTATAGCTTAAAACAGGTTAATAAAAAATCTGGTAGAATATATGTTGATGATGAGAATAATGAATATCCTTCTATCACTTCTGTTTTATCAATATTAAGTAAAGATGCTATTATGAAGTGGCGCGCTCGCGTAGGCGAAGAAGAAGCCAATAGAGTATCTTCAAGAGCTATTAAAAGAGGTAATAAAGTTCATGATATGCTAGAGAACTATGTTCTCAATAGTTATGTTTCACCAACAACACATGAAGCAGCTGATTTAATAGCATTAGAAAATTTCAATTCAATTAAACCTATTATTGATGAGAACTTATCTAAGGTATATGCTACCGAGAAAAGAATGTATTCGAAACACCTAGGTGTAGCTGGTACAGTAGATTGTGTAGGTGTATGGAATAATAAAATTAGTATTATTGACTGGAAAACATCTAACAAATTTAAAAAGAAAGAATGGGTAACGAATTATTTTATGCAATGCTGTGCTTATGCAATTATGTGGGAAGAAAGAACAGGAACTCCCATAACGCAAATCGTGGTATGTATAGCAGGAGATCAGGGTCCACAGATTTTTGTCGAACACAGAGATAGCTGGGATCAGGAATTAGTAGAAACAATTGATTTATATAAACGGAGAAAAAAGTGAGAAAAATATTGTTAAATGCATTAAAATCTTATTACACAGGCGAGATTGAAAAACACAAAGCTAATATAGAGGTTTTCTTAGAAAACCCAGCTGGTGTTGGTGATCACCCAGATGTAATAGAAACATTATCGAAAGAAGTTATGAAAGTTGCAGAGTACGAAGATGCTCTTCAGGTTTTAAATAAACATTTCGCAGGAATACCTAAGATTTAGATTTCAATGCATTATAAATAGATGCATGAACAGGAAAATTATCCAATTAATACTCGAGGCAAAAGGAAATAAAGGATTATCTATATTTGATATAGATGAAACCTTATTTAGGTCTAAGGCTAAGATCCAAGTCAAGAAAGATGGAAAGATCTTAAAGTCCTTAGACAATGTCGAGTTTAATTCTTATAAATTAGGTAAAGGAGAAGAGTTTGATTTTGGTCAGTTTAAATCTGCCAAATTATTTACTCAAAGTGCTCCGATCGGTAAGATGATTGCTAAGACAAAAGCGATTATTAAAAATGCCGTTGCTAAAGGATCAGAAGTTATCTTTGTTACCGCAAGAGGTGATATGGATGATAGGAAATTATTTATTTCTACCTTTAAGTCATACGGGATTGATATGGATAATGTTCATGTCGAAAGAGCTGGTAATATCGGTTTAGGTAGTGCAGCTAAAAACAAAGAAATTGTATTTAAGAAATACTTAGATACTGGAAAATATAAAAGAATAAGACTATTTGATGATCACGTTGAAAACCTTTATGCTCTTCTTTCGTTAAAGGATGATTATCCTGATATAACGTTTGAAGCATTCAGAGTGAAAAAGGATGGTACAACAACAAAAATAAAAAAATAATGCCAACAAAATTTAAGCAATCTCAAACAACAAGAGATCGACATACTAAAAAAACAACAACAACACATTTTTGGATGAAAGGGATGTTAAAATCAGAATTATTTGAATCATTAAATAATGAACGTACCAAACCTAAGTTAAAGCAAAAAATTCTAAACGAATTGACAAGGCGAAAAATTAAGATAGTTAATGTATGAATGGTAAAGGCGATAAAAGAAGACCAATGTATATAACAAACAAACAACTAGATAATAACTGGAGTATCCTCTTCGATAAGAAAGATGAACTTAAAGTTAGGCACGTTACGCCCGCGCATGCGGTCACTCGTGTGGAAGAGGATAAATCAAAGAAGATACCTCGAAAAGATAAATATAAACATATAAATATATCTGGAGAGTAAAACAATGACAGACGATTTATTAAAATTTGATTTTGGATTTACAGCAGTAGATG